TTATCTCTCAAATAAGAAAGCACATTATGAGATACTGCTACATGGAGGTTTTCATCTCGAGCAATTAATTTAATAATTTTACCGTTACCTTCCATCTTTCCGCGGGCTGCAAAGAAGAAACTGCATACAAAGGATGTGTAGAAAGACAATCCCTCGGTAATTTGTGTAGCTAAAAGAGCATTAAAGATTTTAGTTTTAACGTCTTTTGGTTCTCCGTAAAATGCATCATATTCTTTTTTAATCTCTTCTGCTCTTTTTACAATTTCTTCATCTTGTAAAATAGAATCCCAAAATATAGATTCATCTGAATATACATTTTTAAGAATGTGTGAATAAGAACGGCTATGAATATTAGATTCAAAGAATGCCCATACATTCATTGCGGCCTCTAGCTCGGGATTAGTAACATGTTCTGCTACTTTAAATAAGCTACGAGACAGCATAGAATCTGTCATGGTTTGCCATTTGAGATTTGTATCAAACACAAATCGTTCTGCTTCGGAAAGTTCCAAATAATCATTACGATCTTTAACCAAAGACACTTCTTTAGGTGACCAAAAGAATTCTTCCATTTCTTCTGCTAATTGATACAGCTTAGGATATTTAAGCCGATCATAACGTTGAAGAGCCAAAGGTTCTCCGAGAAAAAGAGGTTGTAAACGTGTGTCTGTGTTTTTGGTTGAAAGTACGGTTTTCATGGTTTGTAGATGGTTAATTGGTTTATAAAAAGAAATAAATCTTCTTATAGATACTTATTTAAAACTATTCAAATAATATTAGATAGCACATGCGCCACTAGCACAGGAATTATTTTCTGTGGCTGATTGTTTATCGCCATCATATGTGTTGCTGTAATACAACGTCTTTACACCCATACTATAAGCATATAACAAATCTTTAATCAATAAAGCATCTGGCAATGCTTTATTAGGGTAGTGTTCATAGTTGTAATACAAATTAGCTGAAATAGACATATCAACCCACTTTTGCAGGGCTGCTACGATATTAATATAACCTGTGTTGTTGGTCATATCAAATTGTAAAGTATATTTGTTTTTACATGTAGTATAATTAGGAACTAATACTGGCACAGAATTGGCTTTAGAACCCTTGTATGTTAAGAACGAACGGGGAGGTTCAATGCCGTTTGTAGAACATTGAATAACTGAACTTGATTCACAAGGCATCAATGCGGTCAATGTAGAATGCCTCATGCCGTGTTCTTTGATTCTTGACCTCAAAGCTTCCCAGTCCATAGAGGGTTTGCGTGTGATTACTGAATCTATCTTCTTTTTATAGGTATCTATAGGAAGAAGACCTTCTGCGTATTTGGTAAGATGAAACTTTTCACATTTGCCCTTTTCCATAGCCAGATCGACTGAACTGCTAATCAAGTAGTATTGAATCTTTTCCATCCAACTATCTACATAGTTAGGTGCTTCGGGGTCTGTATACTTTAATCCATCTTTAGCTAATAATGCTGCTAGATTAGTAATTCCTACACCCAAGCTACGGCGCTTTTTGGTAAAGTTCTCTGCTGCATGAGTAAAGTATTCTTGGTAGTCTATAAGCTCATCTAGCATTCTAACTATAATATCACATGTATCTTGTAGATCTTGATCATTTTTAATCTGTAAAAGATTAATAGCAGAAAGAACACAAATACCAATTTCACCTTCGGGATCATCTATATGACGAATGGGTTTTGTAGGATGCAACACCTCTACACAAAGATTGGTCATAGTGACGCGTTCTTTCCATGGTGAATGGTCATTACAATGATCAATGTTCATTAAGTAAATTCGACCCGTTTCTGTTCTTTCTTTAACAAACAAAGACATTAAAGTCGATGCTTTAACACTACGCTTGTAACGAATTTTTGGGTCTTTCTCAAATTTAAGATACAACTCATCAAAGCGAGGAAACCCAAATGCTTCTGTCAATTCCGGTACCTCGTGCGGTGAAAATAAAGTAATAGTACCGTTACTCATGAATCTTTCGTAAAAGATTTTAGAAAATTGAATTACATAATCCATTTTTCTAACACGATTGTCTTCTGTGCCGCCATTGTTTTTAAGCTGAATAGCATCTTCTATTTCATAATGCCAGAACGGAATATTAACTGTGGCTCCACCTCCACGAATACCATTTTGTTGACAGCTTTTAACTGTAGCTTCAAATACTTTAAGAAACGGTATTAGGCCTGTATGAATTACTTGACCGCCTTTAATCTCGGTACCAATTCCGCGAATACGGCCAAAATTTAAACCAATACCATAGCGTTGTGTAGTAGCAAATCCAGCAGCAGTATTAGAACTAAAAATAGATTCTTTAGTGTCATCTACATCAATAAGACAGCAAGAAGCATATTGTTTAAGCAATCCACGAATACCCGCCATTTGAGGTGTTGGAAGGTTTGCTTTATGCTTGCTATACTTCTCGTATGCTCTTTTAACAAAGTTTAATCTCTTATCTTTAGGATAGTTGATGAAACTAACCATGGCAATCAACATATAAGCAAATTGTGGTGTCTCGAATATTTCTTTTGCTTTACGATTTTGAATGAGATACTTGTCACAAAGCTGCTTTAAGCCAGCGTATGTGAAGTCGTAATCTCGGTCGTGATTGATTTTATCATCCAGTTTGTCTATTTCTGTTTTTGTATAGTTTTCTAAAATCTCAGGGTGATAGATTCCTCTTTCTGTGTTTTTAACTATAAAATCATATAGCCGAGGCGGGTTCTTTCCACCCCAAACATCTTTACGTAATTGATAGGTTAAAAGGCGAGATGCTACCCATTGATAATTAGGAGACTCTTCATTAAAAAGATTAATAGCAGAATCTATTAATACTTTATGAATCTCACGGGTAGAAATGCCATCCACGAGATTGAGTTTTGTATGTATTTCAATATCTGAAACACTTACCCCAGATATGCCGTCTACTGCCCATTTGATGACTTTATTGATGTTGTCCACGTTAAAGGGTACCAAGGTGTTGTCACGTTTTTTGACGTGAAGAATTTTCTCACTCATATTGTTTTGGAAAGGTATTTAGATCAAAAAATATAGATTCACTTCTTTTTTCTTTTTTTTGTTTTATTTGAATTTTCGTGGGTAAGTTTAATCATTTCTGCTTTGTAAATTTTGTTGGCCAAATATTTTAAAAAGGTAGCAATTTCTACAGGCGTACAATGATTAATCATGCGAGACTCAGCATACTTTACCTGAGACTCAGACCAGTCTGGGTAAAGATAATGAAATAATTCATGAAAGGCTGTAGGTACAATATCTCGGCGATAATCTAATTCTATATCTGTAAAATAACAAAGCCCCACAGTACCTCGCATTTTTCTTAAATTAAAGAATTCTGCGGGCTTAGTGCGAACCAGATTTAACGCCTTTTTATAAAGATTTTGCAGATCAGATTTGGTCAATTTAATCATGCAAATACTTATTTGTTTTTGCTGAGTTTCTTTTTAACAGCCTTTGCTTCCAAGACTTTAATTTTTTTCTTAACTTCTTTAAACCTTTCTTCAGCTTTTTCTAAGTTTAAGCAAGTCCAACCCTTTTCCCCCCACTGCGAAGTGCTTGGATAAAGCTCACCAGGTTCAATATAATTTCCCTCAATAGTTGTCCCATTATGTGAAGTAATGATTATAACTTCATAATGAACAATTTTGGAATTTTCTACAGAAGACCTTTTATAAATTGCAACGTTGTCTTCCCTTTTTACAAGCAAATGTTTGTAACCCTTTTTCGTGAACTTTTGAGGTAATAACTTCATGTGTTAATTATAGATTGTTTAAAGACAAAAATCAAGATTGAAATTTGGAAAATATAAGATATATTAGAGGGATGAATTTAACGGAGTTGGTGGAATTGGAGAAAAGTTTTGAAAACATTTTCTTTTCTGAAAAGGATCATTCTTATTTTATTAACGGTGTAAAGAGCAAAGGATCAGTTACTCAAATAATAAAAAAATATACAAAACCCTTTGAGACAGAAAAAATAGCAAAGATTGTAGCAGCAAGAGACGGAGTTTCTTTAGAAGATGTTTTAGGCAAATGGGAATTTGCTAGAGAGTATGCTTGCCATCGTGGAACAGCATTACATTCATATGTAGAAAATTTTATGGCGAGACGGAAGGCTCCGGTAGATTCATATGGTATACAAAATTTTGTTAGGAAATATCCGGACTACATTTCAGTAGAGAAGTATTACAATGAATTGGCTCAGTTCATAGCTACCTTTCAAGCATTTTACAAATGGTGGAAAGAGAGGTATATTATAGTTAAATCAGAATTGGTTGTGGGTGATAAAAGAACGGGAATTTGTGGATGCATAGATAATGTGTCATATGATTTGGAAAAAAATCAATTATGCCTTTTTGATTATAAAACCAATAAAGAAATTAAAACAAAAAATAAAGAAAAATTACTAGGACCACTGAGTCATTTAGATAATTGTGAACTCAATATATACAGTTTACAATTATGCATTTATAGCTTAATTTTAAGTAGGAATACTTCTTTTCAAATCAAAGAACTGCCTCAAATATTGTGGATGTCTTCTAATTGTTACGAATTGATACCTATTAAACCCCTTTACGAAGAAGCAGAATTTTTACTGAATGAATATACTTTTATAGTTGATGTTCAAGAATAATTCTAGGATAATAAAAAATATGAAATTCAACTACACCAATTCATCTGGAGAAGAAGCATGTTATGAGGTAACTCCTTTAACTAATGAACTTTATAAAAAAATTCTAGAAGAAGACAGGAATCTTCTTTTGAATATCAGTCAGAAGAAAAACACATCTTTTAATTCAGAGGAATATGTTTTAGCAGCTACTGAAATGTTAGAAGGATACGGCAAAGGAAAGGATTCTAATTTTTCTAAACCCAAAGATGAAAATGTTTTGGTAGGTATTACCACAAATAAAAAAATTATTAAAAAGGCCGAGGGCGAAGCTAAAACAAAATCTCAAACCCCCAAAGCCGTTTTAAGGAAACAATTGTCTTCTAACCAAATTAGAATGTTTAAAAAAGACAAGATGACCATTGTTTTGGACCAAGAAAAGGGTAAGTAATGTTACAACATATGTCATTGACTAATTCTTATTTAAACGTTTTGAGTGAAGGTTCCTCTGGAGTTGTTTCCGGTAACATCAAGCCTGGTAAAGAGGTAATTGATGGTTACAAAGAAGGCCACGGCGGACCTTGTGAATGCGACGAAGTCGAAACTCCAGTTAAAGGTCTTTCTGTATCTGATAAAGAGGGTGATCCTAAAGAAATGAAGGGTGCAAAGAGTTTAGCCAAAGAGTCTGATCTCTTTACTTCCGTCTATAACAAAATTCTCAGTGAAGAAGAAAATTGGGAAGAGCTTGCAGACAAGGAAGAAGCTGGCAGCGAATTATCATTCTCTGGTGATGCTGATAGTGGTGAAGGAGAATTAGATCTTGGGTTCGGTGAAGACGAACAAGAGGAAACCGCTGAAGTTGGTGGTATGGAAGAAGTATTAGACGCCCTTAAAGCTGCTGTAGCTGCCTTGGAAAAGGTTTTAGGCCAAGAACAAGGTGAAGACGGGCTTGAAGAGGGAGAAGACATGGAAAAAGAAGAAGGTTCACCAGAAGGAGAAATGGGATCAGACGATGCGGGTGAACCAGAAGGTGGATCTGAACCAGAGAACATTGAAGACGAAGTAGATGCAGAAGTATTAGGTCATAGTTTGATTGATCTAGATAAGCTCGCTGCTAGTCTCACTTCACCTAAATCTCAAGTAGTAAAAGGTGCAGTACCAGTTACTAAGGGCAAAGCTCAAGTTCCTAAAGGAGCCAAAGTAGATGGCAAACTTTCAGAACTTTCCGGTGACCCAGAAGATCTTGAAAACAAAAAGAAACAAGATGTAGGCGGAGTCAAACAAGGTAAGACTGTATTTGAGCAGTAATTCGTTTAAAGGAAAAGACAAACAAAAAACCCCGTTCCACAAGGAACGGGGTTTTTTATTATAAATATTAATATATAGTTTATGTCATTTACGCTTTTTTACAAAAGACCTATTTTAGAAAAAAAAGATAACAGTGGAATGCCAAACTTTCCTGGTCGCTTTAATAACTATAAAAACCCAACAAACAAATCTGGGTTAGAAAATTACATTAACCCCACTCCGAAGTCTAGAGAACATCATCAAACTGTGGATAGAATTACAGGTTCTAATTCTAATCGGAAACATTTAAATTTTGTGCCACGAAGTCATGGTGCACAATTGATAAATCATTCTGTAGAAAGATTTATTAAATCAGGCCAACAAAGAGAAAGAATTGGCAATGGTATGGCTAGACAAATTTTAATTCAATATCATAGACCACCTAATCCTCAAGAGTGGGATAAATCTTTTATTAGACTAGGAAAGTCTGAAGCCAGTATATGGTTTGATGGAAATAATTTTTGGTTTATAAGAAATCAAAAAAGTTCTTAATATGGAAAATTTAAGATTTTTAAACAAAAAAACTAACTCAGCTGAAAGACAAAATTTTTCTAATTGGCTGAAAGAACAAATTAATATTTTTGGTCAGGAAGTATTGTATTATACTAATTTAACAACTTTGTCTGCAGCTAATCCTTTATATGGTGAACAATATATGGCTGGCTATGCTGCTCCACAAAAAATGATATTTCTTGTAGCGTTGAATAATGATTCAATACTTTTATCTAAATTTGGTTTAATAGCAGACGGAGATCTTAATGGAATTATACATCCTGAACTTTTTGAAGAGGTGTATGGGGTTGGTGCTGAACCTAAACCTGGAGACTTAATTAAAATGTCTGAATATGGTGTAGATCGTTTGCATACTCCTAAACGAGGACCAGTTGTATTTGAAATAACAGAAACTATAGACGAATTTCAAATTAATCCTTTGGGCGGACATTATGTGTGGTTCTTTAAAGCAAAACGTTATGATTACAGTCAAGAACCTAATAGTGCTGGTCCTGGTCAAGGAAATATAGCGCCAGAAGATACTTCTTTAAAATTAAATACTTCTGAAAATTTTGATTATCTCTTAGATAATCCTAACAGTGATACGAGAGTATACGGTGAATATTAACCTTTAAGATTAACTTCTACTGGGTTTAAAGATTCTGTATAATCTTCGTCACAGCAAATATGAATTTTATAATCTTCCTGTAGAATTTTACGCAGAAAGATATCTTCTGTCGCATTCATATAGTCTCTAATGTCTAGAGGTTTAAATTCAATTTTTTCTAGAGGAATATCTTTTTCTTCTCCTTTATCCGCAATAATATTAACCGCTTCATACAATGCCATCCAACGTGCCATAGTTAAAGATTTTTCTTGTGTATTACCCCACCAGGCTAGTGGGCTTTGACGCGGTTCGATTATGGTTTCTTGGTTCATAGGATTAGAGAGGAGAAGTAGGTTTAGGAATGGTTGGAGCCACTGTTAAAGGATCTTTGAAATCCATGACTCGTGCAACTGTAAAATTAAGATTTACTACATTTTTATTTTTACACTCTTCACATTCAAATTCAAACCGTTCATTTTGACTTGGGAAAAAGGTAACTACATTTGGCTTGTTACAAAAAGCACATTCCAAAATAGAGGACAAATTCTCTAATTTATCTAATTCTGTTTCTTTTAATTTATAAGAAAAATAACCGTTAATAATATTACCAACAAATGCAAAGAGAGCATATTGGAAAAAGAAAGCCAAGATAAAGGAAGCCCAGAAATTATAATTTAATAAATGAAAGGCCAACCCACATAAACCTGATAACGCCAACACAGTTGACGTAGATTTAAAAAAGTTAAGAAGATTTTTGTTAATTTTCATTAACAATATAATACTTCTTATTGAAGGGAAACTCAAGCTTTATCTTGATTGATGCCTTTAAAATTAAGAGAAAGTTCAGCTGCTTCGTGAACCTTTCTGTCTAAGAGCTGTATGGCATCTGCTACTTTGGCAATATGGGCCAAAGTCTTTTTTAATTTAGATACTTGTTCTTTGGAAAAGGATTTGTTGAGATTTAAACCCATTTCTATTTTTTGTCCGGCTTCTAACAAACTAGAGAAAGCATCTGCAAAATGATCTGTCACGGTCTGCAGAGGCCAACCAAAATCTGGGGGGTGGTTGGCCTCTGGTCCTGGGGTAGAGATTGGACTATTGCCTTGTTGATAGGAATAATTGTACCCACGATTAGATGTATCTCCAGGACCAAAGTCTTTACGAGGGGCTTCTGATTGACCACCCCAAGACCGATTATTCCACAAATCGCTTAAAGACTCTTGTACAATTTTCTCTATATTCATTTTAGGCGGGTCTTCCTATACGAGCGGTATTACCGCAGCGATGGCAGTTCCATCTAATAAGTTTATTTTCCTTTTTTGAGGCAGGATCGTAAACTTCTACAATTTGACCCATAACGCGTTCACCGCAGTATTGGCAGTTAATTGGTCTGTTGGTAAGAGTTTGGTAATCAGCCTTTTGTGTTTTCTTGCTCATAGATTGTCATATATTTACACTTACGAGTATCAATGGGAAGGAAACATTTCATGAGCTGATTCGTTATTTTCGAGCTTCTCTACTACAAACTTAACAAATTCAGATCTGACAATATCTTCTTTAGTAAATTGAAAGTGATGTATTCCGTGAGCTTCACTGTCTTCACCGGTAAACAATTTACAAATTTTACTAAACCCACCGGACTTACCTGAAGGCAAATCAGATTGTTTAGGATCTCCTAAAAATATAATTTTAGAAAACTCACCCAAACGTGTAATAGTAGTTACTAATTCTTTAAAGGTAATATTTTGACATTCATCTACAATAATAACCTTAGCAGGCCAATGTAAACCACGAATATAGTTAACTGGCATTGCGCTTACACGGTTATCTGTGTGAAGCTTTTTAATAGTACCTGAATCTAAGAATTCTTCCATCTTTTCTACAAATGGTGCCATATAAGCTTCAAATTTTTCATCTATAGTGCCGGGGAGATAACCTATTTTACTATCTGCACTTTCTACAGCACTACGCACAAATATAATATCTGAAACCTTTTTAATTTTTAAAAGATGTAAAGCTCCATAAACTGCTGTACTAGTTTTAGAAGTACCGGCGGGGCCTTCTATAAAAACACAACGGGTTTGTTTGTTTAAGATAATGCTTAACAATTCTTTTTGTTTATCTGTCCACGGTAATTCTCGTAAATTGAAATCAAAAGATATTTTGTTTCGCTGAAAAACGTGTGGTGAAGTATCCTTTACCCTAGTTTCAGAAAATTCTGATTCTGTTGCTGGTAACGGCCGCTTGTTAGGACGGGTTTTTTTGCCCATATATAATAGTATTTATACAACTTAAGAGCTAACTCCCGCAGGAATAAATGAACTTGCACTAGTTGTATCTGTCGATTTTGTTTGTTGAGTTGACTGTTCTGTAGAAGAAGATGTTTGTTTATTAGTAGAATCTTGTTTAGGCTTTTCAGAAGTTGATGTACTAAGAGTTTCTTGCAAACGTTTCTGCAGGTCTGTTTGATATTTTTTCCAAACTTCTTGTTCTTTAGTTGTCATCATTGGTGCACCCTCTTTATTAGTTTGGCCTAGTATTTTTGCAGCAATGGCCTGCTCTTCTGAGGTTAATCCTTGTAAAGCTGCTTTAAACGGGTCTACAGCTTCCTCTGAGAATAATAATGTTTTTTGTACACGATTCAAGAGTTGGATAAATTTTGACATGCTATTATTTATCCTCAAAATTAAAGAAACACTTTATTGCCCCTAATAAAGGATAAATATTTCATAATTTATTATGGCTACAAGATACATATCTTCACCCGGTGTACAAATTTCAGAAACAGATCGCACCCTTTTAGTGAGTACAGAAATGGGCACCACGATCTTTATGACAGGTTTTGCGGCTCAAGGGCCTACAGATGAAGTAACTCAAATAGGATCTGTATCAGAATTTGAATCAATTTTCGGCTTGCCAACAAATGCTCAAGAAAGATATTTGTATCATTCTGCTAGGCAGGTTTTAACACAATCTCCTGGAAAATTGTTAGTAACACGTATTCCATACGGCCCCGGAGAAGGTGAAGGTTATGCAAGCTCTTACAGTGCGTTGGTATATCCGGTTTCCGCTACATTAAACGGGTCTGGTACAAAAAACAATTTAATGGGGTCTACTGTCTATACTTCTTCAGAAGTGGCTGTTCTCAATTATGTTAATGCATTTACCCAAATTATGACAGGTGCTGGGGGTTCTTTGGGAGTTTCTTATTTAAATTCGGTATCTACACCAGAAACTAGTGCAGCTTATGTGGAAAACATTAATCAATTGGTCAGAAACTATCCTACAATTACTTTATTCACCTCAGCAGCTGGTGAAGGTGCTAATAAGGTGGCAAGTATTTCTTCTTTTTATATTACCACAGTAACCTACGAAGAAGCTGACAATTTTCACATCTTAGCTCCTACTTCTGTGATTTTGACCGATGCACAATATGAATATATTGTTTCCGGTGGAATAGATTGGCAAGATAGATTTTCTGTGTCTGAAATTAATTTAGAGTCTCAAATTGGAAAAGGTGGTATTGTTGTATTGAATCCTTCTAAATTAGCTGTTAACAGTCTTTATGAAGGGTATTATGTGGCGTTAGCTGACAATTCAAATATCAGCCCCGCGACTGACTTTGATGCTGTTAAAGGAATTAGAGCAGCAGCTGGTAATAACGGGTTTAAACAATATTACACAGATATTCCAAGTTCCCGTTTAAGCTTTGCGTTGTCTGCTGATTACAGATCTCCAAAAAATAGTATTTCAGAATCTATAGAAAGATTACCCAATGGTTTTGATTTTGCTCAGACTAACTACAAAGATAGCCTTACGATAGCTGTTTACAAGGTTCGTACTTCTATATACGGAGACAATGTGACTTTGGATTATAGACTAGACACACCGTTGGTTGGGTCGTTGTATATTAATAAAACTCAAAGCAATCCTTTGGGTGGTACACCAACTTCTTTCTTCTTAGAAAGAGTTTCTGAAGCTACACGCAGCCAAATAAAGGTATATGTTAATCCTTATATCAGTTCTAAAGGTACTTGGGTGTCTGAAAGTGGAACACCCACTAAGACAGTTAGAGTTGCAGATGAAGCTAAGAAATTGTTTTCACATGGTGTTTTTGTGTCATCTACAAATGATACCTTAAATGACATTGGTAATTTACCAGCTAAGGTTAGTCGTAACTTAACCCGTTTGAGAGATTTAGACATTGATATAGACGTAGCGACAGAGTGTGGATTGGGTACAATTTGGGCAGGTGCTAAGAACAATCCTCGTTCTAAACCAGATTCTAGTCAATATTATTTTGACGAAAATTATCCAATGAGCACAGCGGCTTTGTCAGCTCTACAAAATCCAGCAGATGGTGGAACTGGTTTTGTAGAAGGAGTTTCTAATTTAAGAGAAGCTTATCTCAGCATTGCTAATTTGTTCTACGAAGCAGCAGAAGCTCAAGAGCGTAGAGATCATATGTTCATCTTAGATCCGTTGCGTCATATTTTTGTAAATGGACCTAATTCAAAAGTTTCTGCTAAATTGGGCTATGACTTTTCTAAAGAAGTTTATAACCCATTAAAGAACCTTTTAGGTGGAATTCCGTCTCAATACGGTGCTAGTTATGCTAACTGGATTCGTAACAATGATACATCTTCAGATCAATTAGTTTGGTTGCCATCTTCTGGATATGTAGCAGCAGATATTGCATATTCATCCGCCGTGAGCTTTCCGTGGTCTGCACCAGCAGGTTTCACACGTGGAGTATTGAGAAATGTAATTGATTTAGCAATTAATCCAACACAAAAACAAAGAGATTACTTGTATAAGATCAATCAAAATCCAATAGCATTCTTCCCGGGTGATGGTTATGTTATCTTCGGTCAAAAAACATTATTCAATCAACCATCTGCTTTTGATAGAATTAATGTTCGCAGATTGTTCTTAACCTTAGAAAAAGCTACTAAGAGATTGTTGAAATTCTTCATCTTCGAACCAAACAGTTTTTCAACTCGAGTTCGTTTGGTTAATGCATTGTCACCAATTTTTGAACAAGCAAAAAACAATGATGGTGTATACGATTATCGTATAATTTGCGACGAACGCAATAACACTCCAGATGTTATCGATAACAACGAATTGAAAGTAGCTATTTACATTCAACCAACAAGGACAGCTGAGTTTATATTGGCAGAGTTCATTGGTACACGTACTGGTGTAAATCTAAGCGAATTAGTTCCCTAATAGGTAAGTATTAACATATGCCAAATATATTTTCTAATCAAAACATTCAGAACTTTTATCAAACAGCTTATAAGAAAGATTTTGCGCGTAAAAATCTTTTCAGGGTTGTTAGCATAGAGACCGGTATATCTGGCCTTAATTTTGATGAATCCGATTTGGTTTATATTACAACCACTTCTCTTCCAAGAAGAGACATTGCTAATATACCTGTAAAATATATGGGCTTACAGTTCAATGTTCCAGGTACTGCTACCTATACCGGTAATGATAGTTGGAATGTTACTTTTAGAATGCCTCAAGACTTGGCTATTCGTAGAAAGTTAGAAACATGGAATCGAGTATTATTTGATGATGCAACTAGCACTGGGTTGTATGAACTTAAAAATTTAGGAACAGTTACATTAGCTTTGATGGATAAATCTGGATCTCCTATAAGAACATATAAATTGGTCGGAGCTTATTGCAGAGCAATTGGAGAATATAATTTAGATGCTACAGAGGGCGGAGCTATTGTAGAACAAACCGCTACACTGGCGTATCAATTTTGGCAGTAATTTTGCCCCCTCAACTAAGTATTGTATATGGCACTGGTTAATGGTCCTATACAATATTATCTAGATATTCTAAGCAGGTGGCCCACTTCTATAGCCCTTGCTAATCAATTCTTGATCTATTTTAATTTTGATAGCATACCAGCATTGCGTAATAGTGCTGCAACGTATATTTCAGCTTTAGATGCTTCAGAATGGTCTTTGTCTCAAAAAACTATAGACTCTTTGCTGGATCGCAAATACCACAACATAGACAAAAGAGTTGGTTGTGTTTTTGCTAGAAGCATTTCTATACCACAAGAAAAGGCTAATGTGGTTAGGCAAGGAATTAAATACGGTGGACATCTTGCCCCGATTACAGTTGCCGGAAGAGAGGCTGCATCAAGTTTTAGTTGTACATTTTTAGAAACTAACGCTTCTTTTGTAGATTTGGTAATTAGACCTTGGGTTGTACTCACTTCTCATTATGGATTAGTTGCGAGAAATCCCTTATCTCGAAAATCTGTCAAATGTAATTACGTGGATGTAATTCAATATGCTAAAAGTGGAGTATCTTCTGCACCCTTTATACGAAAGGTAGTAAGATTTCACGGGGTAGTTCCGATGGACACCGGTTCTTATTCTGTAGCTCATACAGAAGATGGATTATCTAATCGAAATGCTACCTTTGCATTTAATACATATAGTGTCTTAGAGGTACACACTCAAGGCATGGTAAACTCGTAGAATATTTTTTTCCGCAAATAAATACAAAGATGGAGTATTATTTGCACACAGTGGACATGCCACTGTCTGAGATTAAAATTTTTTACAAAGAATTAAATAATAGACAATTTTTAGCTTTGTCTAAAATTAATTTAATTCTACCTTTAAACGAAGAAACGGCTGCAGATTATGCTACAATTTTTCGAGAAATTATTTTAGAAAGTGTTAAAAACAAAGAAGATTTTCTAAAATTAAATATAATAGATTATATTTTATATTTGGCAAAATTAAGAGAAATTACAGTAGGAGAAGATTTGGAACTTTACATTAAAGATGTAAACGTGTCTGATATGCCAATTAAATTTAATTTAAAAATTTCTTCTTTTATACAAAGATTATACAATCTAGCGAAAGAAAGTTTACCTAATAATAATTTAACTATAGACAATTTTAATATAGAAATAGATTGGCCAAACTTGCAAGATGAAGAATTTTTCTTAAAAAAATTGCCTAATGATTCTTTATCATTTGCAGATAAAGTAATAACCAGTGTACCTTATTTTATTAAAAAAATTACTTTCAACGGTAATTGTATAGATTTAATTAATTTAAATTTTAAAGAGAAGACTCAAATTTATAACAACCTACCATTTTCTATTAGACAAAATATACAAAGTTTAATTATAGAATCTGTTTTAAAATTAAAGAATGGAGATATTTGGAATGTTAAACATTTGCAAGAATTTTCTAATGGAATAGATCTTTATAATGTTTCTTATCAAGCTATTTTAAGATTGTTTTTTTCCGATGACATATCTGGAATACTAGAAGAATATTATATGTTGGCTTCTAAGGGAATAGAACCCTTTTATTTAGATTCTATATCTGTAGCTGAGAGAAAGGTTTACATAACTCTGTTGGCTAAAGAATTAGAAGCGATGGGTTCCAAAGAAGGTAAAGGTGGTGACGATTTTGAATCTTTAAGGTAGCTTATTAGTTTTAAGGAATAATTAAAGTATGTCTCAACCTAGCAATATATTGTCTTTCGAAGAAGCTTTAAAAGCTTTAAATTCTTTATCAGAAACAAATTTAGCTAAAGATCATTGGATTCCTTCTATAAAAGAAGTTATTAGATTAAAGGAAATCAATGCAGAACAGCAAAAAAAATTATTGTCTACGGCTTTACAAAATTCTGTAATAACAGAAAAAATATATTTTGAACAATTTGTTTATGAAGTTTTAAAAGAAAACAATTTAACACCGGCTGTAGAAATAAACAATTTATCTGTTTTAGATAGAATTTTTCTTTGTTTGTCTTTAAAAAATCAAATTTCTTCTCAAGTAAAAGTTAAGTTTATAGATCCAGATACAGAAGAAGAATATACAGAAGATGTAAATTTAAAAGCTTTGGTGGAAGGGTTTAAGAATTTTAATCATCCTGATATAGAAGAGATAGTTTTTGAAAGAGATAATTTAAAGGTAAAAATTTTATTGCAAATTCCTAAGTTGGGTTTGGATCATTTTTATTTTCAAAATGCTCCGTTTTTAAAAATTCAAAATAAAGAATTATCAGATCAAAACCTTCTCAACAATATTATTACAGAAGGGTTTATATTTGAAACTTCTAAATACATTAAAAATATCTTTTTAGATGGTCAAGATCTTTCTTATTCTTCTTGGGATTTAAGGCAAAAAACTTTCTTTATAGAAAAATTACCAATTTTTATTGTACAAAGCATCTTTGATAAGATGACTTTATGGAAAAATTCAGTAGAACCTTATCTAACTGTAACATCTTCTAAAGGACACACCGCTATTGTAGATATCAATTCTGCTGTATTTTTGGGTTAATGATTAGGCGTTAGATCTAAATATTTACATGGATTCTAACGCAGCTTCGGCTGGAAGTAATTTTAACTACGACAAGTCTTCAGAAGACTTTGCTGCCTTCATGTCTTCTTTTAGAGAAATGAATGGTCGGATAAAGTCTATATCTGAGGTTGTTAATCTTCCGGTTATTCAAGCTATAGAAAATTCTCGAGCAGAACAATTTAAAAAATTATCTGAATCCCTCAAACAATTTACAAATGCTCAATTTCCGGGATTAAACAACAATTCCACGTCTTCTACTAGCAATGCCGCAAGCAACAATACGACTCAGCAAGTTGCTATGGAGCAAATGTTTCGTAATATTACAAATACCAGACAATCTGAAGAAGGCATTTCTGGGGAAAGGGGAAAACTAAAAGACCCAGATGCAGAGAAAAAGAATTTAGATACTTTGGGTAATAAAATCTTAACTTCTTTAAAGGGTGGATTTGATTCTGTATCAAGTAGTGTAAACAGATTGAAAAGTGGTCTAATGAATTTAGTTCCTCCAGAAGCCAGGAGTGCCTGGGCAGAATTAAGATCTTTATTGATAGGCGGCGGAATACTCTTGGGTATAGGCAAACTATTAGGAATACCTTTAGCAGATGCAGTACTGAATGTTTTAAAAACTGGCTTTGATTATCTGATAGATTCGGTGGGTAGTAAATTGTCTGATAAATTTAACATATCTTTAGAAAACATGAAGACTGGTCTCAAGGTAGCTGCAGCAGCTGCGATAACCGGTGTCGTCTTTGGTTTTAAAAATATTTTTAATTTATTTTCCGGTGCTGTTGGTTTGTTTCTTAAAGGTGTAACTAAAATGGCTAAATTTATGTTTGGTCCCGGAGTACCTCGAGGTGCAACACCTACTACAGGTGCTAGAGGCCCACGAGGGGCCGGTTCTTTCAGGAGAACTCCCAGAGCACCTGCTGGGCAGTTAGGTGCACCTAAACCAAGTACATTATCAAAGACCGTTCGCGGGGTTGGCACTGGAGCGGGGCGCTTGTTGGCTGGTGTTGGTGTAGGGTTTGCTGGGTATGCAGCTTATCAAGATATTGAGCAAATGAAAGAATATGAAAAGGCTGGCATGAAGGATGCTGCAGGATGGTCTAAATGGGCTGCTTGGTTAAATGGTATTAGTGCTGGAACTGGGGCTGCTGGTTTAGGGATGGGTGTTACTGGGATAGGTTTACCTGTCGCTGCGGGGCTTGGTGTGGCTTCGTTAGTATCTGGCGGTTTGGGAATGTTGGCTGAATGGAGAGCAGGATCTTTGGCTGAGCAAAAAATGGTAGAAATGGCTGAGAAAGTAAATGTTAAAACTGAACAAGAATATAGCGAGAGATTAAAGGAAATGAGAAAAAATGCTCTTGAAAAGAATTCTAAAAGAAAAGAGCTTTGGGATAAAAAAATGCAAAGTGATATGTCACCACAATTAAGTTTTGAAAATAGTTTAGAAAATTTAGGTGAAACAATAGATAAAAGCATAGCCACTTTAATGGACTGGGATCGTAGAGGATTAAATCCTTTACAAGCCGTGGCTGAAACCCTTCAGAGAAGCATGGCACCACATAAAAAAGATGCACCTTCTCAAACTAATCCAACTTCAGTTAGAGATTCTGTGCATTCTGATCGAGAGCGAGCAAGAGCTAGTTTAAAAACATTTGCTTTACCATAGTATGAATTTTAACTATTTTTATATAGAGAATGCAGCCAATGTAGATGGAAGTTCTCCGCCGATTGCTCGTCCTATGGGTCAATCTTTGATTGACGTGTATAAGGATCATTACTGGCAACTCAGTAAGAACATAGATGAGGTGCCTTCTGTTATATTGAAAGAATATAAATTAGAATATGGTAGGTGGACTGCTTCTTTGGTTCGAATGCTAAAAACTGTAAAAGACATTATAGGTAAAAGTACTAGTGCTGAGGATTCTTATCAAAATTTATACATCGGAGAACCCACTGGTTTTAGTTACCGTTTACCTTACATAT